ACCCCGATCATCTCGAATATCCAGCGGTCGACCTTTGCCATGTCGTACAGACTCGGGTTCATCTGCGCCACCGTCTTGACCGCCTGGCACTTGATAAGCCGGATGACGTGGCTCGCGGTGTTCGGATCCGCCGCCGGCACGATGTCGCAGTCGTCCAGCGCCCGCAGAAACTCCTCGGTCTCCCATTTCGGCGCCTTCTTGTTCCAGCGCCAGAACGCCTCCGGGTTCTGCTTGTACCGTTCCTTGAGAAGCTCGAATTCCTGTGCCTGGCTGTCGTGCAGCCCGATATGCACCGCGGCAAGGATCTTGGTCGCCTGCTCGATCAGCGCCAGCGTCGTGCCGACCGGCGCGTCCTGCCGACCCTCGCCGACCGGAAGCTCGGCGGTCCCGGCCACGCGGTCCATGCGCCCCTCGATCGCCGTCGTGATCGCGATCAACCCCTGGCTGACGTCCTTGTAGGGGAGAGGCTGGATAATCTGGTTGAGCGGCACGTTGCCGATATTCTTGATCCCGATCCCACCACCGGGCGGGACGCGGTTCTGGTTCGTCCAGTTGCGAATCGCACCCTCGTTGTAGATGAAGCCGGGGAAATTTCCGAACATCCCGGCATCGAGCGCAATCCGCCACGCCGCGGTCAGAGCCCGGTCGCCGTTGCCGAGCAGGTGCAGCAGCCCGAGATCGTAGAACCCAAGAGCGGGAATGAAGCTGAATTTGACGAAGACCTGCCGCGCCGTGAAGGTATCGTCGTCCTCTTCCCAATTGCGCCGCAGCTCGAGCAACTCGCGGGCGTCCTTGTCGATCGTGACCTTGTACGGCATCGGAATGCCGGTCGCCTTGTCGGCGCGCTTGTGCTCGAACCCGGTGATGTCGAGTTCGACGTAACTCTCATAGAGCGTCCGCGGTTGATCCTCCTGCCGCTGCGGCCGCGCGTCGAGGCCCTGCGCCGCCGCCTTCGCCTCATCAACCGGCGTCGGCGTGAAGCTCGGCTCATGCAATTCGATGTCACGATAGACGCCGGCAATCTGCATACGCCGCACCATCGCCGGCCGCAGCACGATCCGATGCGTGATGCGGCCCGCGTCGCGGTGGTCGGAGACCGAGTTCGCGACGATGATGTCTTCCGCATCGACAAAGCGCGAGGTCGGGCGCTCCTTGATCGGGTCGTCGTACACCTTCTTGAACGCGCAACCCCCAAACCCGACCGAGAACAGCATCCGCACGCTGTCCGGCCGGTAGGCTCGATCTGCCACGGTGAGGTTGTGGTTGAACCCCTTTTCCAGCGCCTCAGCCAAACCCTCGCGGCTGACCTGATCAGCGGCGTTGGTGTTGACGGCGGTCGTCGGATTGTCGTCATCGAGCGGCGGCCCACCATTATGACCGACCCCGGCAACCGAGAACGCCTGCGCCACCTGTTCCGGCGTCGCCCCCATCGATGCGAAATACTGTGCGACCTGCGCCGAGTCGATCGCCCCCTTCGGCTTCGTCGGGCGATCATCGCGCACCTTGACCGGGCCCGACGGCGGATAGAGTTCGGCGCCGGCATTTGCCTGGAACCGCGATATGGCCTCCAGCAGCAGCGGGTGCCGGACCGTGGACATTCCCTCGAAGGTCGAGGCCGATCCGCCGGCATCGACGGTCCCCGCCTTCTCCAGCGCCGTGCCGAGCATCTTGATGCCCTCGGCGCGCATTTCGAGCCACTCCCGGCGCGATTGATCGTCAGCCTCGATGCCCCGCAGCACCTCGTCGACAATCCTGCCGCGCTCGTGGTCGCTGATCTTGCCGGCCAGGTTCCGGTAGAACTTGCCCTCGTCGGGATCGTCATCATCCTCCGCAGGATCGCGGGCGCCGAACTGGATGACGACACCGCCATCCTCTGTCGGGATGCTCAGCGTCTTGCTCTCGGGGTCAAAGGTGCCGGCGCCCGGGTCGGCCTCGGAGAGCGGGATCACGCCATCAGTGAGACCGGACAGCGTATCCTCATCGGCCAGCGCATCCGGATCGTGCTCGCGCTCGCGCGGCAGGCGGCGGTTGCGGGAGAACGCCGGGGCATCGGACATCGGCAGAGCACCGCGCCCCAGACCGAGCGCCGAGCTCGCGGAGACGATTGCGGATAATTACGCCACGAGGCGCCGGGCGAATGTATCACCATCTGCCGGGTCGCGGCACGCTGCGAATGATCTGCCCCAACCACCGGCCACGCCCCTGAAAAATGGCGTCTGTATGCAGCGCCACGTATTGAGCCACCGTAACGGAGTTCTCGTCGGACCAGCGACGCAAACCTACGGCGTTGGTCCTCAGCCACATCTCGACGAGACGCTGGTTATCGCCCCACCCCAGCCATCTGCGTAGAAAGACAAGGGAAAAGAGCCACACGTCCCGGATCGTCCGCTTGGTGGGGAACGGGCCGCGTGGACTGGTCAATGGCCGCGCAACCTGCGGTCCTCGCATAGGATCGTCGCGCAGTCCCTCAGCTACCCTGCGTTCGCCGGCCATCACGTTCTCGGTAAGAGCAAGCGGGCGCTTGTAAAGCCAGAGGTCCGCCGACCTTATGAATACGGGGTCGTCGGACGGTACACCCGGCATCTCGATCCTATTTACACGCAACCAGCCGGTGGCTCCTGGGTTAGCGCGGACGCGAAGGTCTATCCACTGATAATCGGTCTGATCGTCCTTCGCTGCGGCCGGTATATCGAGCAATCCTTCCCTCCATCGCGGAGACAGCATCAGGCAGCGCCCAGGGGCGGCGGGTCGTCTATATCACAGCTTTGTAGCCGCATCGTCCGCCGTCTGCACGGGCGGCAGGTAGAGCAACCCCGCAAGGTCAGCCAACCCCATATTTACGAGGCCTGGGACAGCGGATATCCGGCGGACGAGAACCGCTTTCGGCAACCCCTTGCGTTTGCCAGACACGAACACCGGTAGGCTCGCCAGCGTCTCGGGGGGGAAATATCTCTGCGCCATCCCCATACCGCGGGCGGTCCATAATCCGATCTTCCGGTCGCGCGTTCGGGCCATCACAGGTCTACCCCAAGTTCCCTAAGCCGATTGAACAGCACCGTGCGCTGGTGCTTCAGCATGTCAAGGATGACCGGGTTGTCGCCCATCACCTTCGCCTCGTAGGAGCCGACGGATAGCTTAACCTCACCGCGCCACGGAAACTCCGGGTCTCGGTCCCCGCGAATGAGGCCGATCAGGCTGTCGAGCCGGCGCATTTCGTCGCGACAGCTTACCGCTTCTTCCAGGTCGTTGGGGTTCATTGTCATCTCCTTTACGTTTCATAAGGTAAGACCAAACGCCGGTTGGTTTCCCACCTCATCGAGTGATCCTCGGCCCGGTCGAACTCTTCTTTCCTCTCCATAAGACCGATGTCCCGCAGATGCTTCAGCCCACCGGAGAACAGGTCAGCCGCCTCATCGTGCTCGGCCCGCGGGAACATCACGAGCTCAGTGATCAGCGGCTCGGCCCAACTCGGGTGCGTGCCATCCTCATAGGTCGGGACGTAGACCTGCCCTGACGAGATCAACCCCGACACCGAATAGAGCCTGGCCCACTTGTCGCCCTTCGCCGGCAGCGTCTCGACGCCGCAACCCATATCGCTGTGCACGCGGCGCAGTTCCTGCTCGAGGCTGTGCCCGGCGGCTTGCGTCTCGATCCCGAGATACTCGACCCGGTAGCGCTTCACGGTGTCTGCCACCCACTCGACGAGGCCCCACTGCTCCTGACGCTGCTGGCGGAAGGCGATACTCGCCCATTCCTCTCGTGTGACCCCCGGCGGCACTTCCTCGGGAGGTCCATGCAGCGTCAGCCGCTTCTGCCAGCCGTACAGCAGCAGCACCTTCGGGAAACCGTAGTCGTCGGCGACCCTGACCAGCGTGCCATCACCGCGGCGCTCGATCCGCCCCTTGCCCTCGGCCCGAAACACCCCGAGCACGATCATCGCCGACGGATCGTTCTGCTGCTTCTCGGTATAGGCCGTGTCGACCCACCCGATGATGTACTCGAGCGCCGGGTACTGGATGCGGCCGCTCTTCACCATGTCGTAGGGGAAGGTGCCGTCGGCGTTCCACGGCGGCCACGGTTGCAGCCAGTCTCGCTTGATGATGCCGCCTCCTCGGGGGATCGGCCGCTGCTGGAGCTGGCCGGCGGTCCCGTACTCGAGCAACTCCTTTTCCATCGATGACACGGACGGCTCGTTGAACACCTCCGGCCACAGCAGTTCGCCGTCGCGCTCCCGGATGTCCATTTCGCAGGCGCGATCGCTCTCGAACCGCATCGGGAAGCAGATGTGCACCAGGTCGTCCCAGTTCTTGAGCGCATAGTCGGTTGCATCGCCCTGGTGCAGCCGCTGCATCACGAGGATGCGGGCTGTGCGCCGAGGATCGGTGACGCGAGTCGAGAGGTTGCGCATCCCGTCGATGGTTGCCTGCCGCATCAAGAGGCTCTCGACCCCCTTCGTGTTGTGCGGGTCGTCGATGATCTGGATATCGCCGCCGCGGCCGAGGATCCCACCCTCGATCGAGTTCGACAGGCGCTCCCCGCCGGCGCTGTTGGCAAAATGTGCGCGGCTCTGCTGGTCAGCCAGGATCTGAACCTGGTTCCCCCAGCGCTTCTGATACCAGTCGCCCATCACGAGCCGGAGCATCTTGACCGCAATCTCCTCGGCGAGCGTGGCGCCGTAGGAGAGGCAGAAGAACTTGACGTGCGGCCCCATCAGCGGGCCCCAACGCTCCTTTGGCTGCGCCCATACCCACGCCGGGAACGCGATCGAGATCACGTTGGTCTTGGTCGTGCGCGGAGGCTGGTTGTCGACGACGTTCCGGAGCACGGTGCCGTCGCTCTGGATTTGCTGCCGGGCGATGGCCTCGAGGTAATCCGCGATGACCTCATGATGCCAGTTAACGATAAAATGGCCGCTCTCCCCGATGTGCGGCCAGGCGCAGCGCAGAAACTCAATCAGCGAGTCCGCGCAGGCGATCCGCTCGGCCATCAGCGTCTCAGCCTCGATAACCCCCTCGATCTGCTGCGCCAGCTTCGGGTCGCGGCGCCGGATCTCGACCAGCTCCGCGGTCGTGAACTCGTTGACGATCTCGGCCGGGTGGCTGTAGCGGTGGACGCGGGGAGGATTGGGTCTGGCGGCTCTCATTTCGGCCGGCGCCGCCCTATCTTTTCCAGTTGATCAGCGACCGCAGCCGCGGGAACATTGATCATAGCTCCGTACTTTTTGTACGCAGCCGCCTCCCCATAGAAAATTCGATCCATCTGATTATACCTAATGCCAAATTTCTTCTGTATCTCATTGTCATCCCATGCGTCGCTGATGAGGCCGAGAACCTGCGCCAACCCCATTGCGCAACCGGCCGTACCGCAATGCGTATCCGCGAGCGTGATAGAATAGTCCCACTCAAAACCTGCCGGCATCCCATCACGTAGGGCGCTCACAAGGATTGACCGGCGCAGGGCAGGGGTAAGCTCGACGGTATCGAAAGGCATTAGATTTCTCCTTTAAAAACTCATTGCCTCGCGCCGAAGGGGGCGTTCTCCAAGCTGCTGATGACCTCTTGGTTGCCCTGCTCGATGTTGCGACCGACGATCTGCATCGCCCGCTCCTTGGTCATGGTCCGCTGGTCCTGGAGCGCAATCAGTTGCCCGACGAGGTGCGCCGACAGCGCGAGCATCTCCTCGGAGGTGAGGCGATCGCCGTATCGGCCCAGGAGCGTGATCAGGTCATCGCGGAACTGCTTGTGGTCGGCCCGCGGCGTAACGAGGCCTGACCTGCGCTTTGCCTCGCCCATCTTGATTTAGCGGATTGATGCGAGGGCGGTCGGGGACGCTTGCGGAGCCGGCTCCGCCTTGATCGCCATCATCGCCTTCACCTTGTCCGCAGCCGTGACTGGCTTCTGACCCGTGGCCGGCTCACCGGGGAGACGCGACTGCGCGAACTTGACGCCGCCGTGCCCATCGTCCTGGGCGATAAAGTCTTCGACGCGCCGGCCGCCGTGGCAGTCGCTGGTGATGGCGTGGGTGGAACTCCGCGTCTCGACCTTGTTGCCGTCCCCGTCGAAATAAATGTCGACGACCTGGTGGTAGAGCGCGCCGGTCGGCGGGGGTGGCTCATTGCCGAGCGTGATGAACCCGGTGCCGCCGCTGCCCATGATGATATTGTTGAGCGGGGTTAGCGTCGTGCCCGCCCCCGAGACCGTCCATACAGACTGCGCCCTTACCAAAGCAACCGACCCGACCAGGGCGTTCACCGCCAGCGCCGCGATGCCGAATTTCATAATCGTGTTCATTGGATTCTCCTCTACCGAAAGATGTTGGCCTGCGCCCGCAGTTTATCCGGCCCGGCCCGCAGGTGCAGCAGCTGCCCGATCAGCTTGTCCTCGTCCGGCATCCAGTCGTCGCCTTCGGGTGCAACGCACCAGCGCTCGATCACAGACCCGACCAGCCGGCGAGGCTTCCGCGCCTCGATCATCCCGCCCGGCCGCAGCTTGAACTCGCAGCCGTCGATCCGCTCCGTGACGCTGCCCCAGGCCTCGAACTCGGCCCACTGATCAGGGGTCAGGAGGCTCTTGAGAAGGCCGGTAGCGCGCTCTCGGGCGCCGGCGGCTGTCTCGGGGTCGATGCGGGGCAACCGCGGGAAATGCACTGGCTCTCCGCGGCCAAAGACCCTGGGATATTGGCGGTCGATCCGTGGGTACGTGCCTAACCCGGGCAGCAGCAGATCGCGGATCGCGCCGAGGTCAAGGCGCATAGGCTGAGGCGGCGGTGCGGCGTTCGTCGTGCCGATCATAGTCAGCGCATCGCGCGACATCGCCTCGTGATGCAGCGCTAGGACGCGACGGATTTGCTCGGCGTCCATGACAGGGGTGTCGAGGCACCCAGCGGGGTCGTCTATCGTTGACCATTGCACAGACTGCGGCGGCTCGGGGGCAACCATGAACGCCGGAGCCGGCTCCGCGGCGAACATCCCGCGGTAGAGATTGTTGTCGAGCATCTCTCGCGTGATCGAATAGCCGAGACCTATTTCAGTCCCGATCTGATCGAACACCCACCTGTCAGCCGGCTCCGGATCCGGCAAAGCGCGGCGGCTCATGGCGTGCCGCCACTCCTGCCGATGCCGAACAGCCGCAGCCCGGCGCTTTACCCGGCGGCTAGGCATTCAGGTGTCCGCCAACTCGAAGGCGGCCACGATGGTCGACACCTGGATGCTGGCCTTCGTCCTGCTCGTGGGCGCTACGAAGATGCGAGCCTTAGCTATATGGTCTGGCAGGATCATACTCTTCTCCTGCAATTCCACGTCTATCCAAAGGCCGGAGTTGGCGTCCTGATAAACGCGGTCGATGCAGTGAATGGCGATGATCACGCCTGCGGTCGTGAGCAGACCGAAAGACCACGTGTCGTCCATCATCCGAGGGATGAACCACGCCGGCAGAAGGCTTACGGAGTCCGAAATATGCTCGAACCCTAGCTCCTCAGCGGTATCGTCGGCACTCATCCCGCGACCTCTTGGTCTATCGTATCGGGCATCAGTCCTCCGGAACAATCACGGCCGAGTGATAGGTGAACCCCTCGGCCCCCAGTTCCTCGGCGCTCCGATCAATTTCCGTGCCAAGTAGCATCCACCGCGGGGAACCCCATTCCGTATCCCACTCGGCTATATTTAGCGCGCCGCCGCAATCACGGAGCCAATGCAGTCCGGGTTTGCTGGCATCCGGCGGATAGACGGGGGGCCCGACAGGATATCGCGGCTCATCACGCCCGCTGCTGCCTTCGTCGAATTTGGTCGGCTGCCCCTCTGAACGCAGACGAGCAAGACCGAGATAGCGCTCCTCCTCGCTCATCCGCCGACCAACTGCGGAACCGCAATCACCTCCCGCGCCTCGGGGTCGAACGCCTTGAGGATCGGCGCGTCCTCCTGCGGGTTCGTGATGTCGAACATCGTGTAGCCCTTGGCGGCCAGGTCGGCGAACGCCGCAGCACCAGCCGCCCGGCTCTCGGCATCCTCACCCCACTTGGCGACCTCGCCGTGCCCGGTCCGGTCGAGCTTGTAGATCACGCCTGCCATCGTCTTCTCCTTTTCAGATACTTTAGCCCTCACAGCGGCACACAATGCGGTTCCTCGAACCGGCCCACAGCGCGCATCTCGGCAACCCGTGCCGCAGCAGCCTCGCGCCGCATCGGATCGCCGATCGCCGACCAATGGCCTTTCTGCTTCGCGTAGACCTGGTAGCGGCCGGCCTGCGTTTCCTCGTTATCGTCGCGGCTGCGCATCGGCAGGCTCCTCAGAAACATCGCAGCATCCCCGTTCGCCGCGATGGTGGCAATGGATGCTGCGCACGTCATCGAACTCCATGTGGCACTTCGGGCAGACCCCGACACCGGGGCATGCGAGCCAATACCCTTTTTCAAGCAGCGCGACGCGCAGGGCGTGGATGCCGATGCCGAGGAATGTCGGTTCGGGCGGGAGTGTCCTCATCATCGCGGCCTCGCCCCCACCATCGCCCGCCATACCTCGTCGGCAAAGTCGATCGAGCGCGGCCATAACGAATTTCCACCCACCGTCCGCATTTTGGTGGTTGGCTCGACCGGCACGACGGCAAAACCCGCCGCCTCCAGCCGCTCGATTACGCAGCGGGCCGCCGTCACATTCGAGAACATCGCCAGCGCCATCACCTCGACGATCGTCGGAATATCCGCCATCACCGCCCCTCTGCCTTATCTATGGCCTGCAGCCGCTTTAGGCGAGAGGCGGAGATTTTCTGCGAGGCCGCAAGCTTTCTTTTTAATTCCTTGATGTCAGCCTCGAGCGTGGGCACTTGCCGCTCCTCCCATGATCCGTACACCAACTCTCTGGCCGCATCGACGCCAAACGTCCGATCCCGGGATTCATAACGAGCACAGAAATGCTCCGCTGGTGCTTCCACCCATGCGGGATCCGCAGTGCATTGGCCCTCCACCCATTCATCGTTGTCTCGGATCCACGCATGCACCGCATGATTACCTACGGTAAATTCTTCACCCTCATACCTGGGCTCCCAGCCAGGAGGGATTGTGGGAAGCCAACGGTTGCAGCCCAAACAGCAGCGCCCCACGTCAGCGCCCTCCGCCCAGCATCTCATACGGCACCCGGCAACCCTCCTGCCCCGGCCGAGGTCCCCACCCAGGCGCCCAGATGCGGTTCTCGTGCCACATATCCAGCCGGCGGCGCCACAGGTCTTCCTCGTCCGGCTCGGGAGGCGGCTCGTCGTCCTCGGCGAGTTCGGCGCGCATCGCATCGAACGGGTCGATATTATCTTCGGCTGCGTCCTCCAGCGTAAGGACCGGCAGTTTATCTATTTCCACCTCCTCGCCATTAATTATTAATTTGGCGGTGCGTTCGGAATTATCAGCGCTGGTCGCCGCCGCGCGCTCCGCTGCATAAGCCGCCGCTGCGGCCTCCCGCCTGTCCTGATAATCCCAGTCTCTCGTATCGTCAGCCGAAAGCGCCTGAGCGGGCTCCGCGTCAGGGTGCGGGTCCACCACCACCCCCATCACCCGCAGGAGCTCCTCGGTCGCCTGCATCTGCATCTCCGCTATCTGCGCCAGGCGCGTGAGGTGGTCGGCCAGCGCCGCAAGCTGGCGGTCGATCTGATTAATCCTGGCGGCGCGCTCGGCGGCGTTCATGGCTTTTTCCTCCGGGTCCGTTTCATGGCGGCCCTCCCTGCTTCTCTGCGCCGATCGCAGGAAGCGCAATGTCCTGGGGCTGCCAGCCATGGGATCGGAGCCGCTCCATGCCCGTCGGGGTGATGTTGAGCCACGGGATGTTGCCCTTGCGCGTCGGGTACGGCGTCGGGGCTAGGAAGATTTCGGCCAGATCCTCGCGCTGCAACCGGTTTACTACGCCCGGGTTTATCGCCTGCGTCGGCATCGGCCCTCGGTCGGCCAACTCCTCCAGCACTGCCCACCCGTATTTTGTCAGAGGGTGCGTCCTTGACCCGTTTAGGGGTGTCATCGATTTTACCTCCGGCTGCGGCAAACCTCCGCCGAGCCTCCATCATCCCGAAACGCTGAGCGCCCATCGCAAACGTGCAATTGCAGTCGTTCCAGGCTCGCCCGCTCGGGCAGAATGGACAGATCGGTAATGGCATGGCTCGATAGTGTATCGCGTTAGTGTATCGAGCGCCAGACCGTTACATTACTTCTCCCCCTCCGGCTCATGGTCGATCACCGGCCCCTGCAGCAGCCGGCGTGCCCGCTCGACGATCCGCTCCGCCCACTCCAGCCGCTGCTCGTCGTTGATCTCGGTGTAGCGGTTCGTGACGTCGACCTCGTGCTTGTCGCGCCAGTTCTCCCGCTGCCGGTTCTTGAGCCAGAAGATCCCCGCGACGGTTTCAGGTGGGACGCGGCGCTCGACCTCGATAACCTGAATCTCCTCGATGTCCTTGCCGCGCTTGACCTTAAAGGCCTGCTGCTCCGTCCAGCGGTAGCCGGTGGCGCGCTCATAAAGGCTGCGGACGACCTCGCCGTCAGCTGGCTGCTTGCCCCGCTTTAAGGCTTCACCGAAGGCAGGGTGCATGTATTTCCAAGCATTTAGGCACTTGGTGGTGATTTCGAGGGTAGCTGCGATTGTATCCTCGGTCAGGCCGAGGAGGGCGAGATTGTGAGCCTGATCAGCGTATTCGGGACGATATGTCGATGGGCGACCGGTGGGTTTTGCAACCGCGTTTGATTTCGGAGCCGGCTCCGCGGTTTTGATTTCTTTGATTGCGGGCTTTGATTTCCGCGTGGTTTTCAAAGCGGCGGCGATCGGCCCGTGGGTCCCGGCTGTTTTAGCCTTGCGGCGCTTGGGTTCTGGCATTGCGACGGCGCTTTGGGTCCCGGCGTTTGATTTCCGGCCTGCACCTGGCCTAACTCCGCCCCGAGGCATGGCTTGAAACTCCGGAAATCAAAGCCTGGGAGCGCTATAGCCGGCTTAGGGTTCTCTGTCGAGAGGGGGGTTGCATGATTAGGGCCATTGGCCCATATTCGTGGCAGGGCAATGGTGCCCTACGGAGAGAAAACGATGGCCACACCCACCTCGCTCGTGAGTTTTTCGATCGAATCATGCGCGCCTTGGTCATTTGAGATCATCCCCGGCGAGGTCGTCGTCGGCACTTTTGCCTATACCATCTACGACGCCGCAACCCGACCGATAGGCTGCGGCCCCGCCCGTAGCGAGGAAGAGGCCCGCATCTTCGCCGCCGACGCCATAGCCAATCTGAACAATCAATTTGACCTTGACGACGAACCGCTCGGCATCACCATCGACGAATTTATTGCCGAGAACGAATTTGACGCCGATGAAATTGCTGAGATCCGCGGCCTTCATGTCGGCGAGGAAATTAAATTCGGCGGCGGCGCTGCCGCTCTCACGGTCCTGCGGAGGGTGCGCTGACCCCCACCGAACTAAAAGCCGCCCGCAAGAGCCTCGGCCTAACCGCCGAGGCTTTCGCGCGCCTCGTCCGCGTACAGAGCGGGCGCACGGTGCGCCGCTGGGAGGCGGGCGAGCGCGACATTCCCGGGCCGGTGGTCGTCATCGTCGAGATGGCGATCGCCGTGCCAGCGGCGCTCAGTTATCTGCGAAATTCGAATCAAGAGGGGTTTATCGGCTCGAAAGCCTGATAATGGCTGCTATTGCCCATGCGGCCCCGACGACCCCGAGGGCGACGGCGAACCACGGTGCGACGTCGTGGAAGGCTTGGGGCCAGGTCATCGGGCCCGCCCGCGCGCCTCGGCTGCCTCAATTGCATGCAACACCCGGTCGAACAGCAGCTTGATGCGAGGAGGCACCCCGGTCCAGTTCTCTGTCGGCCTCCAGCCCTCAAGCGATTGGAACAGATCGCGGGTGGCCTCCAGCGCGCCGCGGCCGGGCAAGGTTTCATTATGCCTGATGGCGCCATTCCACTTTGCTTCATCCTGCGCTTTCGCGAGGGCGAACCGGGCGTTATCGAGAAGACAAAGCGCTCTACAGACATGGCATTTAATCGGGCACCAGTGGCCATGATCCTTCCTGGCCTCCGCTTCCCATTCTGCATCGGCGTCAGTCTGCGCCTCGTGCTCGCCGTCGGCGCCAAGCGGGGTTTCATTATGCCTCATGGCGTTCCCGATCTCCTGAGCGAGTTGCTGAACGGCGCGCTCGACCCCCTCCTCGCTCGTCGGGTAGGGGCGCCGGAAGAAAACCCTGAACCCCTCGGCAATCGCCAGGGCGGAACCGCTGGGTGGGGGCGGGTCTATCAGCCGGGCGATCTCTCTCGATTGAAATAGAAGCACGTCGGACGCCTCGATAATTGTTCCCGCCGCTTCTTCGGTTCGGGTGGGGATGTGGTATAGCGCGTTAACCAACCGTTTTACGCGATCCTCTGATTGCCCGTCTTCTACGACCGCTTTCAGCCGGGCGATCTCGGCGTGGCTCTCCGCTCGCCCACGCTCCTCGGCGGCCTCGATGGCGTGTGCCCACCATTCGTCATCGTCCGGTTGATTGGCCCACTCTCTACCTTGGCACACTCGTTCAAATTCCTCTCGGTGCTGGCGGGCGATCTCCACCGCATCGGCGCTAGATTGTGACACGGCTCCCACGCCGATTGGTGGTCCCCAGCCAGCTAGCACTAACTGTTCACGCTCGCGTGCTTCGGCGGCCTCGATTGCGCTCGCTAGTTCAGCCTTTCTCTCCGCGATCTGAGCATCTGTTAGATAATCGATGGCGCGACTGTCGCGTAACAGCGTGCTAAATAGATTGTCGGCAATCTCCACCGCATCGGCTCTGGGCGGTACTCTGCGCCGATTGCTGTCACTGGCTTGGGCAGTGAGCCTCAGCCGGGCAATCTCTGCGTCCCGCTCCGCGAGGGCGATGCGCGCGGCGTCGAGCAAGCCAAGCAAGTGGGTCGCGTCGCGATGGCTGATATTGTCATGATATGGATGACGCAGCCAAGAACGTATATTTGCCTCGCGCGCGTCGGCGGCGCTGGTGGGCTGCCGGGCGACAGCCTCCCCCTCCGTAAGCCGGGCGATCTCGGCCTCGTATTCACCCCTGGTCTGGCGCAACCCCGCCGTCATGTTGTTGATCGACACTTTGAGGTTGACGATCTCGGCGTCCCGCTCCGCAAGGGCAGTCTTGAGCTTTTCATATTCGCCGACTGTGACGGCGTGCATACCGATATGTAGGTCGAGGTCGGCCTGCGCGCCGGAGAGGGCGAGGCGGGCGGTGTCCAGTCTAGCCCACAGGAATGGTAAATCGTCGAACGTGAAGGCGTGGCGCAAGCGGGCTTCGCGCTCTTCATCAGCATCTCTATTGTTAACTTGTTCGGTAATTGCTGCATCTCGAACGGCGCGCGACATAGCAACCTTGCCGTTAAGTTCATGCAATTGCATTGAATCCTGAGATGTCCATGCCTCGTCGGCGCTGGTGGGCTGCTCGTGCTCGGTGGTCATCGCGGATTCTCCTCAGCGTCTGGATTGCAGAGCAGTGTAGAGTTGATGTATATCCTATCGGGGCGGATAATTTTCTCCATATCTTCAACTAACTTCTGCACCTCGTTTGGGCAGCTATTACCTACTATCTCTACAATCGGATCATTTCGCCCAGCTTCACCAGTGAAGTTCTTGTCAGAACAATATAAAGAAATATCGGCAACAGCTATCGAGATGCCTACCGCTAAAACGCCTATCGAAACTCTGGTCATCTCGGCTTCTCCCCGGCGTCGAAGGCGGCAAGGGATGAGCGGAGGTCACAGCAAAGCCCGCACCCATGCGATCCGTCGCAGTTCTCGATGCCAAGTGCGCAGCCGATCCGGGTGTCGTGGTAAGCTGCTTCGCGCGCCGCCTCGACCACGGCCAGGGCGAGCTTGTGCTGCTCCAGGGTGGCGAGGGCGGCACGGGCCTCCCGAATGGTGTGCGGCTGCGTATCACCTTCGCACATGCGGCGCACCGCCGCGACCTGCTCGTCGATGTCGGTCATCATTCCGCTCCCCTGATCGTCAGCGTCGCCTTGCCGACCCAGGCCTCCACCGGGGTAAACGCGCTGGCGAGCTCGTCCCGGCCGTCTTCGCTCAACGCTTGGAACACGGCACCGACGTCGATCTTGTCGCTGTCGGCCTTGAAACGGCGGAGCAGCTTGAGGAGGTCGGCGGCCGGCGACGTCTCGGCGCGCTCGCGGCGCGGCGTACTCGATGGCTTAGCGCCGGCGCGGGCCATCTCGGCGACTGTTGGCGGCTTCTCGGCCTCGACGCGCGCCTCAAACTGCGGCGCATCCACGTTAGCAATCCGCTCAGCATCGACCCGTTGGCGACGTGAAAAACCGGCCGCCTCAGCCGCCTGATCACGCTCAGAATTAATTATACCGGCGCCGGTACTATTTTTAGCTGACGGTCGACCGGGAGACGGCGAGGGGATTTCCTTCAGCACCTCGCCCGCGCGACGAAGCGCCCACAGCTTCACGCGTTGCGCCTTTGCGAGCAAATCCTGATCCCGCGCCATCCGCGCGTAACTCGCCAGCATCTCGTATTGATTGACCCACTCGCGGCAGACATCGAGCCGCACCACATCAGCCAGTAGTGCAACGGCCTGCTCATAATCAGCTGGCAGACGAATGCGGTCGATCGCCGGCAGATAGCGCTCGGGGATCGGCTCGCCACGATCCTCGACCACGATCTCGGCAACCGTGGTGATAGCCTTCATCGTCTCGGGCGACAGCACGATCGCAGGCACCGGAGCCGGCTCCGCCGCTTTGGGTGCGGCCGCCGCGCGTTTCTGCCGCTTCGGGGGGGCCATCACCTTGCTCGGGTCTGACCCTACGCCTTTCTCGAACCAGTCCCTCGCGTATGCCTTGGCGGCCTCGAAATAACCATGGCGTTGCGCCCGGAGCGCCCAATCGCAAGAGCAGTTGTTCCAGGGTATCCCGGACGTGCAGAACGGGCATTTCCCCATAGCCATTAGCGGGGCCGCCGTATAGCAGCCACGGTTGCCTCAGTGGCAAGCGCCTGGCGCAGCAGGTACTCGATCTGCTTCGGCAGAGTGCGCATCTCGCGCTCGGCCATCTCCTTGATGATCGCCGAGATGTCATCCGGGAGCCGGAGGTGGAGATCGGCTTTCAACGGTGCCTCGCCTTTGGGAAACGGCGTCCACTGTCTCCCCTCTCAGCCCCGATTGTCAAGCCGGCAGGCGATAGGGGTTGAACTACGCAGATTTGCGGATTAAATTAGAAGATCACCCAAGGGAGGAAGCGGGCATGTCGGGCGATCTGACCTCAGTGTTCTTCTATGACGTGATGAACCAGCATTCGTGCCACGCCGAGGTGTGGCTGCTTATGCCGGGCGAAGAGGTGAGGGAAATCCTCTCGACGCTGCCGCAGATGGAGCCGCCCCGGGCGCTCGCGGCGTTCATCGGCGCGCTACCTGCGGGCGCGAACGAGGAGGCGGTCGTGCAGGTGCACGGCATCCCCTGCGAGACAGCGACGGACTGGTACGACAACTTTGCGACCGCCGCAGGAACGGCTATCGCGTGGGACCCTGCGGCTCAGCGCGAGATTACCGACTACGAGCAAGACGCTTAAAAGGGTGCTGTCCGTGCCCGCCTATTACAACGAGATCGACCCCTTCGCAGCCGAATGGTTGCGGAGGTTGATCGCGGGCGGGCACATTGCGGCAGGGGATGTGGATGAACGGAGCATCGTCGATGTCAAAGCGGACGATCTCCGGGGGTACAGCCAAATCCACCTGTTTGCCGGGATCGCGGGATGGTCGCACGCTCTTCGATTGGCAGGATGGCCCGACGACCGGGAATGCCTTACCGCAAGCTGCCCCTGCCCTCCCTTCTCGTCCGCAGGCAAGAAAGCGAAGTGCCCACGCTGCCAGGGCGCTTGCCTTGTCTGGTGCCCTCGACGAACTGGTTTTGCAATATGCGCAGACTGCCAGCACGCTTGGCTTGCCGATGCCCGCCACCTTTGGCCGGAGGCTTGGCGACTCATCGCCGAGTTGCGACCTGCAATCTGCTTTGGCGAGCAAGTCTCATCGCCTGACGGACTTGTATGGTTCGCCGGAGTTCGAGCTTCACTGGAAATCATCGGATACGCTGTTGGGGCCGAGGATCGACCGGCTGCAAGCGCGGGCGCGCCCCATATCCGGCAACGGCTTTGGTGGGTGGCCAACCGCGCAGACGAGAGACGGAGCGAACAGCCGATCCGGTCAGGTGTCGCGAACGGGAGAGCGGCGCCGGAACCTCGACGACTACGTGGAACTGAGCGGGTGGCCGACGCCAGATGCGCACCCGGACCTGCCGAACAGTGGGACGAACCGGGGGAAGAATTGGGGCGGCGAGCGCCGCCGACTGACGCCGCAGGGTTTAGGGAACGTAGCGGCGATGTCGGGGTGGCCGACACCCAGGGCGTCGGACGAGGGCGGTGCGCGGCAGCAGGACGGCAAGCGGGGCGGATCTCTGGTCGAGGCGGCAGCGGGTTGGGCAACCCCGACGCAGACCGACGCCGAGCGTCGGGGCAATGTCTCGACCGATCCGACGCCGAACGCGAACCTCAACGTGATGGCCGGCTGGGCGAGCCCGGCAGCGCGGGACTACCGGCACCCGAACGCCAGGAGCTACGCGGAACGCAGCAACTCGACCAAGGGCGAGCAGTTGCCGAATCAAGCGCACTTCGCACTGACAGGATGGCCGACCCCGCAGCCGGACAGCTTTCGGAGCCGATCCGGCGACCGAAAGAACGAGATGGGCCTCGACCAACTGGCGCGGACGCTTGCGGAGCCGGCTCCGGATTTTGGTCCGGATCAGTCTGGCTCCCCTGCCTCGACGGAAAAGCCCGCCGAGCGCCGGGTGCTGAATCCGCTGTTCAGCTTGTGGATGATGGGCTTCCCGAGGGAGTGGGGAGCGTGTGCCCCGACCGATTTCCGCTCGCGACGGCGAGGCCGGGCCGAGTCGGGATGCTGAGGGCATCCGGGAACGCAATCGTGCCCGAGGTAGCGGCTGCGTTCATCCGCGCCTTCATGGCAACGCAGGAGGACTGACCGATGGTTGCTGTCACCGACGTCGAGCCGCGGGCGCCGTTCAAGCGGGGCCAGCGCATCGTCCGCGTCGATCGCCCCGAGCACGGGTCGATGATCGTCGAGAAATGCGTATGGCGAGGCGCGGTGTGGGGTGTTGAGGCGCACACTAGACAAGCCGGCAGCTTCACCAGCGCCCCGGCCCACGCCTTTGTCCTCGTGCCGCAGAACTGGGTCGAGCCGCCGCCGCTCCCCTTTGTCATCCAGTACCCCGACCGGCAGAGTTCGATCCCCGAGGCTAGTGCTGCCGAGAGGGCGGATTCGGCTCTGGCGATGGCCTTGTGGTGGGAACACGTCGGCGCGCTGGTCAACCCGGCGCTGGCAGAGCAGCAGGTCGAGGGGTTCCGTAGGATGGCGGCTCGGCTGATGGAGGCAGTATGAGCGAGATGGTCGAGCGGGTGGCGCGGGTAATAGACGAGATGTGCGCAGGAGCAGACCCGCGGGATCATGCCGCATTCGCTGAAGCCGCTCGCGCTGCCATCGCCGCCATGCGGGAGCCGACCTTCGACCCCGAGACAGTGAGCTACCATCAGGGAATGACTAGAGCCGACTGGTGGCGGGCGATGATCGATGAGGCGCTGAAATGAGCAACCCATTCCTCGCAGCCCGCGCAAAGAACTGGCCCAGCGTCGAGGCGATCCTCGCTGAGATCGACCGTATCTGCGCCGAGCAGCGGTACAAGATCGCCTCGGAGCGCCGGGAGGCCGACGACATCGACCAATCGGGCGATGATCTCGACGAGGCTCACTGGATCCGCGTGGTTGCCCGCACCCGGGAAGAACTGGTCGACCTGTTCGGCAACCTCTGGCGCGGGCCGCAGGCGAAAGCGGAGCCGGCTCCGCCTGAGCACCCGATGCAGCCGGTCATCCTCGATGATCACGGCACGGCCCGGTTCAAGCGCAACAAGATCGTCAGATATCTGATCGACCAAGGCCACGAACGCGGCCTCGGCCTTAACGATCTGGCGCGCATGGGTAATGCCTTCGATCAAGAGGATTGGCAGCAACTCGCGCAGCTGATCGGATACTCCGTCAGCGGGGCCGCTGATCTTTCCTACATGAGCGACGAACTGATCGCGCGGGCGGATGCCGCGGTCAAGGTGCTGCTGCGGTCAAAAGCGGAGCCGGCTCCGGATTTGGCTGCCGACCTCGACGACGAGATAAAATTCTGATGCGCAAGCCTCACCTCACTGTAGCCGAGGCCCGCATGTTCTGCGAGGTCGACGACGCGATCCGCCGCGGCGGGTATCAGAGCGGCCACAATCTGGAGCAGGCCTTCAGCGACGTGCACGACTCAGGTGTCTATCGCGAAGAAGTCTCCGCCCTGATCCGCAAGCGGCTACTGGCGGTCATTCCGCTCAGCGAACCGCCGGGCCCACGCGACTACTGCACCTCCCTGATGGGCTACCACTGGACGGTCGACCTTACCGACCGCGCCATGCGGATTTTCTGGCCGGCGCTGTACGCGAAGCGAGAGCGCCGCGCTCCATCCCCGCAATCCCGGGGAGGCCAAGCACGCGCCGCCAAATTATCACCAGAGCGCCGGCGGGAAATCGCTCGCGCGGCCGCTCTATCTCGATGGGCCAAACTATGACAGCCACCCTCGGCGAAGCCCTGGCGGTCGAGCGCCGCGCCCTCGGGTTTCTGCAGTCGGACGTCGCCCAGGCGATGGGGATCAGCGTCACGTACCTGTCGGACATCGAGCAGGGGCGGCGGAAGTTCCCCACGGCGCGGCTCGGCAAGCTGCCTCTGCCGCTGCGAGCGTCGCTCGGCCGGCGGATCATCGCCGACTACAAGTCCGAGATCAGCAACGTGCGGAAGATCATCTCAGCAAAGGGGTAGAGCAATGAGCAGCCGAATTGATGCTATCCTCGCGGGCATCGTTCTGTTTTTCACGATCTTGGCCCTGTGTGTGTGAACGCGGAGCGGACCATGACCACTCTCGCCTTCCTGCTATGGTTGGCCGTGCTGTTGGTGCTGGTCAGCCTCTTGGTCGGAGAATGGATTAACAAGGGGATGGGGGAATGAGACACATCGGCGAGATCATCCAACCCATGGCGCGGCGCGTCTTCGACGCCGAGCGCTTCCCGTTCCTGTCGCACCGCTCGATCGCCGAGGTCGCTGAGACGGAAACGCTGCGGCAGCGTCGAAGCGCCGGGAGCCTCAAGGACACCGGCCGCTGGCGTCTGGCTGCGCTCGAAGCCCGCGCGTGGGAGCCTGACCGTATCAACAATGACGGCGATGTGGCGTGACGGTCGGAACCGCCTTTATGGCTGCCTGGCTCGCGGTTGCGGGTTATGGTGCCCCGCAGCGCGCGGCCGTGCTTCATCACGCGCAAATCGAGAGCCGGATGCGATCGAACGCCATCAGCCCCGATGGCCGACATTGGGGGTTGTTTCAGTGGCGCGACGGGCGCCGGCTGGCGCTGTTCCGCCTCGCCGCCGAGCGCCACCGGGCATGGACCGATCCCGAGGTGCAGCTAGAGCACATGAACCGCGAGGCTCGGTCTCTCGCCGGAATGCAGGCCTTCTGGCGCGCCACGACAGCGCGGGAGGCGATCAAAACTTGGTGCGTTCATTTTGAGCGGAGAAAAAAATGCTGACCCACGGTAGCACCATCCGCGCGCCGCGCTCGCTCGAGCAGGCGCTCGCCCACCTCGACGCCAAGCTGCGGGCCATGCCGCTGACGGACCCAAACCGCGGGCGGCTGGCGATGCAGGTCGTCGGGCTCGAGGATGAGATCGACCGGCGGCGCGCGGCGGCGCTGGCGCGGATGGGGACGCTGTAACCATTGGCTTTGCATTTCATTGGCTTTGGCGACGACCGCTACTGGAACGCGGTCAAGGTGTTCGGGCTTCCGGACTTCTACCACCGCGTTTGGGATCGGCGCGCCCGCGATGAAGTTGTGCCGGGCGACGTAGCGATCTTCGCGACCGGCTCCATTGACGATGAGCCGAAGCCAATCGGCTGGGATGATAGCCAGCAGGACATCATCGCTCGCGGGATCAAGGGGAAAGACTGGTGAGAACGATCGTCCGCATCAAGTTCGGCTCGCATCTGTACGGCACATCAACGCCGGCCTCTGATCTCGATTTCAAGAGCGTCTTCGTGCCGAGCGCCCGCGATATCCTGCTCGGCCGCGGGAGGGACACGATCAACTCACAGCGGCCGAAGGCCGAGGGCGAGAAGAACGTCGCCGGTGAAATCGACGAGGAGGCATACAGCCTGCGCCGGTTCCTCGGGTTGGCGGCCGAAGGCCAGACCGTAGCGCTCGACGTGCTGTTCGCGCCGCATTGGTCAATGCCGGTAGAGCCCCGAAGCGAGTGGATTGAGATCGAACGCAACCGGCAGCGGCTAATCACCCGCAAGTCGGCAGCGTTCCTCGGCTACTGCAGGCAACAGGCCAACAAGTACGGCATCAAAGGTTCGCGGGTCGCGGCTGCACGAACTGCGCTAACCCTGCTTGCCGAGGGCGTGGCCGATTTCGGCACAACGGCCAAACTCGGCGAACTCGCGGGCAGGATCGATAAACTCGCCTCGTATTCGGAGCATATGGATGTGCTCGATATCGAGGGCGCAACCGACGTGCACGGCGTTCGCCGCACCGTCCGGCATTGGGAGGTCTGCAACCGCAAGATGCCGTTCACGCAGACGATCAAGAGCGCGCACGAGGTTATGCGGCGGATCGTCGATGAATACGGGCACCGGGCGCGGCAGGCCGAGAGCAACCAAGGCGTCGATTGGAAAGCGCTGTCGCACGCCGTCCGCGTTGGCCGGCAGGCGATCGAGTTGCTCGCGACCGGAGAAGTAACCTTCCCGCGGCCCGAAGCGGCGCACCTTATCGCCATCAAGACCGGCCAGCTTGCCTACCAACCTGTAGCCGAAGAGATTGAGGGATTGCTTGAAGAGGTGGAGCACGCTGCCGAGAAATCCTCGCTGCCCGCATCGGCTGATCTGGAATGGATTGACGACTTTGTTGCGGACGTGCACCGCCGCGTGATTATGGTTGGAGGCAGATGATGGCCGCGGCAGAAGCCCCCACGATCACCACGTTGTCCGGAGCCCAGCTGCTGCTGGCTGAATGCCTTTCCCGCCATATCGTGGTATCTCCCGGTCGTACATGCGGCATATTTGGCGTCCGAATTTCGGCGGGCGTCAACGAAAAACGCCCCGCCCGTTTCGGGGCGAGGCGCTCTTGCCTGACTAGGGGTTGACAACCGGGAGGAAGCTCCCCCATCGTGTCAGGACGATCTCGCGGTCTTTGCCGGACCCAGATCAGTCGGTCGTGCAGGCGACGTGACGCGCAGAATATAGCGCCACCAAGCCAAAGGCTCAACCCTCCGATCAAACCCGGCAAGCCGCCCGAATGAGCGAGCGGCACCATTGGCCCATCATCACCAGGAGCAAGCGTCGCCGTAAATAGGCCGGCCCGACAGTAAACGGGGCGGCCTCGGGGTCGCTCTCCCCCTTACGACGCTGACCCTTGCGCGGGGGACTTAGGGATAAATCGCACCGCCGCGGCGTGCAGCAATGGGTTGCATCGACAGGCGTTTGGGGGATCACGAGTTCACCCCAGCAGCGATATGGCGGGAACGAGCCGCCCGGTCTGCCCAACGCGTTCGACGCGGTTTTTACCCGCGGCGCGCGCGAAAGGGCTTCTGTGCACAGTTGCTTTTCCGAAGAGGGCAACAAGATGCAATTCTTCTTCTATTACGGATCAAGCTTGCTTGATCTAGCCCGCCCGGCAATGAGGGCACGGTTCAGCAGGCAGAGGGACAGACGATGAGAGGATGGTCGATGGGCAGAGATTACTACATCAAGCGGTCCGGTTGGCGCT